TGGCAACTTTTAGCACGGATCAGAACGGAAAGTCCTTTTACTGGAGCGGGTTCGCTTACGATCTGGACGCGGCTGCAGCTGACATATGGCGCATGAAGGCGTCGCACGTTGCCGGGCTGGTTGACTTCTCTACCGATGGGCATTCCGTAAAACGCAGTCAACAGGCGCAGCAATATCTCAATATGGCGCAATATTATCAGCAGCGCAGCGCAAGCGAAGGCATTACTACTGCCAAGATTGTGAGGGACGACCTATGAGCATTGGCTTGACCGCACGGGAACTGGCACAAATGCGGGCTGATATCGAAGACTTGATGCCTGATGTTTGCGACATTTTGAGCGTGACTTATGTTTCAGACGGCGAAGGCGGAATGACGGAAACGTGGGGCACGGTTAGCGCGGACGTGAAATGCCGGGTTGACTATCGTTCCGGTTCTGAAAAGATGACCGGCGGGGCAATCCAACCTTACAGCAAAGCGGTGTTGAGTCTGCCTTATTCTACGACTATCAGCACAACAAACAGGGTAAAAATGGACGCTTACGTCTGGTCTGTGTTGAGCGTCAATAATAAGCAAAGCTGGGATGCCGTGAGACGCGCTGAACTGGAGCGTGTACTATGAGCATCAGCGTTAGTGTTGATACAAGCAAGTTGAACGAACTACTTGCCGCTATCCCCGGAAACAAGGATAAAGCAGTAAGAAGTACGGCTTTTTATATTCTGGGTGAAGCAGTCAAGAGCGCGCCTTACCGGACTGGTTATTTGAGATCGACTGGTGGAGTTGATACTGGTTATAGCAATTTTGTGAACGTGCAATTCACAGCTGAATACGCCGCCTATGTAGAGTTGGGTACTTACAAAATGGCGGCGCGGCCTTTCCTGACACCGGCTGTGGCAAGGGGAGAAAGCAAGTTAGTTGAACAGTTGAAAGGGGGGCTGATTAAATGAGCTCACCTTATACCGAACTCAATACGGCAATTTACACGAAACTATCGGGTGGCACGGCTCTCACAGGCGCGCTTGGCGGAACTTGCATTTATCATGGAGTCGCGCCTGAAGGGAAGGCGCTGCCTTATGTGGTTTGGAGTTATGCGAGCGGGATCGCTGATAATATCACGCCGCGTGAGAGCGTGCAAGAAGTTGTTTATGTCAGGGCTTATGCTGAATCGGCAAAGCAGGCGGCTGTCATTGACGCGCACATTAACAATCTGCTTGCCGGAACATTGACCGTGACTAACTGGAACAACTTCTGGTTGGCGCGTGAGCAGGACTTTCTACTGCCCGAAAAAGACGAGGCAGGTAAATACACCTGGGCATGCGGTGCTTACTATCGCATGCGCATGGATAAATCATAGAGTCATAGGAGAAAAAATGGCTGAAATTACTGGAAAAAACTTAAAGGTGGATTGGATATACACCGCTGGAACTGTAACCGGCGGGACTGTAGCCCTGAACACCGACTATCGTACGCTTTCGATCAATCCGAATATTGACCTGGCTGAAACAACCGCC